TGATATTGTAGCTAGAGGCAAATTCAAGGCTTATATGGATTGCTCACTCAGATTAGCTGCCAATAGTTCAACAAGCCGATTTTATTACACTCATCGCAAGTTCACTAATGACATGAGTGAGATCACTGAGGATGCCTTACAAACAAAGGTGCCGGATATTGCCAGCCTGGTCAATAGAGAGAATATAGACATCATCATCAGCAGACTCCCTGACTTTGAGAGCAAGGCTTTGGAGCTCTATCTGATGGGATTTAAGTACAAGGAGATCAGCGATGCCACAGACATACCCCTCACCTATGTATTCAGAGCAGTCAACACAGCTAAACAATTACTAATAGATCATATATGTTATTTACAACAGCACAACAAAGAAAAGAGAGACTAGACATCTGCATGGCATGTCCTGTCTATGTATCAAGCACTGGATCATGTGGCAAGTTCATGGACCTTTTTCAAGACCAGGTAACAATAGATGGAGTGACCTTCAAGCCATGTGGATGCCATCTGCGCTCAAAAGCTTCACTGAAACATTTTGACTGCCCGGCTAGCAAGTGGCCAATGATCTTTACAAAGAAACAACTGTCTATCCTCAAAGATATAGCTGAGAGAGTGACTAAGCAAAAGTTCATAGTGAAAGAGGACAGAGATACACTCAGTGAGATATTCCACACACAAGACCCTCACTTCAGAGGTTTCTCATGTAGTTCATGTGGAGGTGAGGTATTCACTACTTTAGACCAATTACTCAAAGATATGAATAATGGCACTGTAGTACAAGCTGACCCACCAACTGACCCACCTAGTACCCCCTCAGATGTTCCAGCAAGAATAAAAAGGAGTAGAAAAAAGAAAGGGTGAGATATACTATAGATTGCTATCTATCCTTTAATAGTTTAAGTTTTGATTTCACTACAGCTCACAACGGTGGGCTGTTTTGTTTTCTATACTTTTCAACAATACTCTGTGTCGTAACATTTTTCTATATAGATTTGTGACATGCAGATGAGAATAGTTAGGTTTAGTTTTGATTTTGATTGTGTTTTTTCATCCCCCTCTGAGTTCCTGCATGCTCATTGGGGGATTCCTTTTGTTGGCGGTGCAAATACGCTAGGGCAAAGGAATTAGGCACTACTAGGGGATGGTAACACAGTGCACCGGTGGCATAAGGGAGTGAGCCGGAAGATTACCACAGAGGTCAGATACTCTGTTAAAGTAGACTCCAGATCATAGATCACTGATGATACTATGAGACTTGAAAGCGAAAGGACTCATGCGACAGATTGAGACTTAATGCTTGAGAGCTGAATGACAACTGATATAACCATCAGAAGGATATTCTCATGCTCTCTTAGCTCAGGATCTATGCTCTAGATTAAGTATTAACTACTACTTAGCTAGTAATTAGTTACATTGATATACTAATACTTAGATATGATATTGATACCAGGACAAATTGAGTCAATTAAGTCAAGAAAAGACAAAACAACTGCAATAGTATTGGGTAGTCAAGAGATGTCACCTCAAACTGCTGGCCAACTATTTGCTCTTCAAAATAGTTTTGTCTATGTAGCTATCAAAGAGGAAAACTTCATGCAGCAAGAGCTTGAGGTAATGGAAGAGCTGAAAGCTGATTTTGAGATTGAAAAGAAAAGCAATGGTCAGAGGTTAAGGAATGTACTTTACAAGCTATATGAACAAGACAAAGAGGGTTTTTTGACATTTGCTAAGTACTATGATCATCAGATGGAAAGATTGATAAACCATTTTAAGAGTAAATTGAATGACTAAGTGTGGATGTGATGTACCAAAAAAGGAAGTTCATCAGTGCAGTAAGTGTGCTGACTCTTTTTGTGGTAGGCATATCTACTATTATATTGATGAGGCCAATATAGCAATTACAAGAAACTCAAAGCCTCACTGTGAAAAATGCTATATTGAAAAGTATGGGAAAAGATAAATTTGAAAAGTCTCTTGAAACAAGAGTTCACAAAACGAACAATAAAAAAGAATTGATGATCCAATGCCTCAAGCAGTCAATGGGTATCGTCTCTCAAGCTTGTCAGAAAGCTGATGTGAGTAGGACAAGTCACTATGAGTGGTGCAATGAAGACCCTGAATATGCAGCTCAAGTAGATGCTATCAATGAGTCATGTATTGACTTTGCTGAGAGTAAGCTAATGGAGCTAATCAATGGAGCAAAACATGAGGTTGCAACAGCTAAGGGTGAGGTACTCCAGGTGCAAGATGGACCAAACCCAACAGCATGTATTTTCTATCTCAAGACCAAAGGTAAAAAGAGAGGATATGTGGAGAAGTCTGAGCTTGATGTGGGTGGCAATGGTATCAACATAACCATAGACAGTCTGATATGATTACACTAGGCAAGTACATAGACTTTAAGAATGCCGGAGATAATGTTTTCCTCCAGGCGCAAGTAGTCACTGGCTACACTAAGGAGCAACTCAGAGAAAAGTCAATGGATGACATCGCTCCCTCTATCACTAAGTTCATTGAAGAGTGTAAGGACTACAATCAGAATAAGCTAGAGAAATACATAAGGATAGGTGACAAGGTGATGGGGTTCCATCCAAACCTAGAGGCAATGAGCTTTGGTGAGTACTTAGACCTCAATCAGCTAGTGAGTTCAGATTTCACTAACAATCTACCTAAGATCATGTCTATTCTTTACAGACCGGTAGTATCAGAGTTCATGCACAATTACGAGATAGAGAAATATGATAGCAATGTTCACATAAAAAATGCTGATCTATTCAGAGAGGTAGATATGGCCTATGTGAATGGTGCAATGGTTTTTTTTTGTCTGCTCAGAGAAGATTTGCTGAGCAGTTCCCTCAAGTTCTTAGACCAGCAGATGATGAAGCAGATGGAGGAGAGCCTGACAATGATAGAGCAGGCAATAGCCTCACAGGGCAATATGGATGGTGGCACATCATTGAGGAACTAGCAAATAGAGACCTAACAAAGTTCATGATGATCACTGACCTTCCAGCTGCTCAAATCTTTGCTCACATCAGCTACATGAAAAGCTACAATAATGTCATGCATCCTTTAAGCCTTTGATATACTAATCAATATGAGTACTACACTATACACATACAAGGTCATTGTCAAGCTACTTGAGACATGGGCGAATAACCATCCACAACTCAAGCGATTCAGCTACAATACTATCCAGGAAGCAGATTTGGGCAAGAGTGATGAATATGCCTGGATGCATGTGGCACCTTCATCTATCAACTATGACAATGGGAGTAGGTCTATTGCCATTGATGTCATGATAGCTGACTTAGTTAAAGATAAAGATGGCAAGCCATTCAGTGAACTGTCAGTGATTAACAACTGTCATCTGATCTTTGAGGACTTACTAGCTCAGCTTGAGAACGGTACTTTGTTTGGAGATAACACAATCCTGCAGATGCCTATCTCAGTCACTCCTTTTTTCAATAGCTTTAGCAATAACTTAGCAGGAGTGGAGGGCACAATAACGATAGAAGTAGATTTCACCTTTAATCAATGTGACGCACTGTAATGGCAAAGAAATTAGTATTTACAACAAATGACCCATCTGCATCTACTGACTATGCAGCTGCTGATGGTACATGGAAAACAATGTCAGGAGGTGGAGGTGGCAGTAGTCCACTAACTACAAAAGGCGATTTATACACACGCAATGCATCAGCAGATGCACGATTGCCGGTTGGTTTAGATACTCAAGTATTATTGGCTGATAGTAGTACATCAACCGGACTCAAATGGGGTAGCAATACCACACCAACTCCTTCGGGTTACTATGCAATGTATCAGGATAACAATACTCAGACCATTGCAGTGATCAATACCGGCTATCCCATCAAGTTCAGAACAATGGACTTGAGTAATGGAGTTTCGGTGGTCAGTGACTCCCGTATCACATTTGCAAACACTGGTATCTACAATCTGCAATTTAGTGTGCAACTTCAGAATAGTGATACCCAAGAACATGATGTCACTATATGGTTAAGAAAAAATGGAAGTGATGTAGCAGGCTCATCCGGATTTGTTGCTGTAGTAGCAAAACATGGAGGAATTAATGGTCATGTGCTACCATCGTGGAATTATCTACTTGATGTGGTAGCTGGCGAATACTATGAATTGGTATGGAGTGCCACAAGCACATCAGTTACTATGCCTTTCTATGCAGCTGGCTCACCTCCTCCATCCACTGCCTCTGCAATTTTTACAGTGACTCAGCAAGCAGGCATCATGGCAGGCACTGGCATAACAGCTATCAATAGCTTAACCGGTGCAGCACAAACATTGGTGACTGGTAGTGCAGGCACTGACTTTGCAATTTCATCTGTGGGCACTGCTCATACATTCAATATACCAACTGCATCAGCTTCAAATAGAGGTCTATTGAGTTCAGCTAATTGGACCACATTCAATAATAAGCAAAATGCTATCACACTAACCACTACTGGCACAAGTGGTGCAGCGACATTAGTAGGCAGTACATTGAATGTGCCACAATATGCCGGTGCAGGCAGTGGAACATCTTTTCTTACTGGCACCTTTGCTGGTTTAACTGTTGGAGCAGGAGGAACTGTTTTTTCTACTCTTACCGGTGGAAATTTCAGCGGTATTGAAAACGCGAGGATAACAATAATGCCACAAGCTTGCACACTCAGTAGAATGTACTTTGCAACCGCCACAGCTCAACCAGCTTCTGGAGCACTCGTTTTGACACTGAGAAAGAACAATGCAGATACAGCTTTGGTAATTACCATAGCAGCAGGAACAGCAGGCAATTTTTTCAATGACACAACCAATGCGGTATCATTCACTGCAGGACAATACGCATCTATCAGGTTTCAAAATTTCGCATCAGCAGCATCCGCACAAGCCAATGCTGTAGCACTAATGGTAACGATATGAACTATACAATTACTGAAAAGGACAACGGAACTACTGAGCTCATTATACCAACTGATGGTCAATGGGGTACTATCTGCTTTGCATGGGAAAAGTCAAATGTTGAGTTTACAACTGCGCTAGAAATTAAAGGCATAGATGTACTTGTTGACTTGTTAGTGAACGATCCTAACACTGCTTATTCTCAGTTCTGTGGAGCTTAACAATCTGAAAGAGCTACTCAATGAGTTTGTTACTGAGGTGGTCCAGGAAGCTCAGCGCAACATAGGTGCCACACAAAAGGTATCTAAGTTCAAGGTGAGCAAGACGATTAGTAAGAACTTTGTGGCTAGTGGTAAGCTCAAAAGTGGATTGAGAGGAAAAGTAAATAAGGACATGACTCTCTCATTTTATGTTGTAGGTCAGGCGAAAAAGTATGCAATGGCAATAGAGCATGGGCAGAAAGGTACTAAGGGAATGCCAACTGATGACCCCTACTACATGCCATCTAAGAATGCTACCATAGCAAAGATGCCTCCATCCAAAATGATATTCAAATGGATGGAAAAAAAGAACATCAAGTTCAGAGACAAAGATGGTAAGTTCATCAGCAAGCCATCCAAAAGCAAGAGAGAGGGGATAGCTTATGCCATTGCTAAAGCAATAGAGGAAAGAGGTAGAGTAGGATTGCACTATTTCGAATATGCCTACTTAGATACACTCAAGGCAATGGGGCCTGATATACTTAATAGTGTAGGAAAAGATATAGAGGTGGAGCTAATGAACACATTTAGATTAGTAAAAAGAGCATGACATGGCAATAAGTATTTTAAGAACAACAGCCAACACCAACACATACGATAATATCTCAAAGGGTGGCATTGATAATGTGATAACTGCATACAGTACTGAATATACCAATACTGGTTTCAGATATTGGGTAAGTATCAATATGGTCACTATCAGTGGCAATGTATTTACTACCTTGTACATACCACCTAATCCTCAAGGTCATGGCATCATCAATCTCAGACCACACATCATCAATAGTGTGCCAAACAAGACTTTGATTGACATCAGCTTGACTGGTCCATACATTCACAATCCAATCAAGAGCAATGGAGATGCTGTAGTGAAAAAGGATGCTATGAATGGTATCATGATAATACAAGTGTGGGAGGCATGGGATGTGGCTGGAGTATTCACGAAAGATCCTGGAGCGAAAGGAGCACAGACATTGGAGTTTATGGTATTTCAAGGGTGGAGCAACACTGGTGATTTTTATGTTGAAAATTGCGCTGCTAGACTGACTGCAGGTTTTGTTGATTACGACAGACACACATTCTACCAAAGGCTAGCAAGCAAAGTACCGGTATCATTCAGAGCTAAGGGTATCATGGTGCCAACCTATCAAGATGTATTTGGTATCATCTGTACCAATGCTGACAATGGTACCTACAGTGGCAATCATGATGGACTCAAGCAGTTTGTACATATTAACTTTTGGGAGGCTGATGGCACATTGATTTCTACTGATACGAGTATAGGGGTTGACATGATACAAGGTGGCATGGCTTTCATTCCAGCGCACTGGAACAATATCTATGACATCATTGGCATTCCACCAAATACAGCTTTTTACACTCTCCAACTCAAAGATATTAACGATAGCTTATGCAGTGAGGAATTTCTGTTCTACATTGAAGATATAGACTGCAGATATGAGCCTATCCACATTGGATGGATTGGTAAGCTAGGAGGGTGGAACTATTTCACCTTCACTAAGAAAAGCGAAAACAGCATAGACATTGAAAGGACTGAGTACAAGAAACCTTATGGTAACTATGCCAACTTAGGATTTGAGCAAGTCACACCTGGCATGCTGTCAACTGATTGGAATGAGTTCCGCCAAAATGTGAGCAGAGAGAACATGGTGACTAAGTACTTGACAGTGACTAGCGATTGGATTTCAGAGGCAGAGTTCGCCTACCTTGAGACCTTGATGGTGGCTGATGTAGTTCACTGGGTTTATGTAGAGGAGGAGGTGCCAATACCCATGATAGTAACTGAAAACAGCTACATCATGAAAAAAGAAAGAAACACAACTAAGTACAACATCACTATTAAGTTCAAGTACGCACAAGATTATTTAGCAATAGCTTATACACCTACTCTATGAACGATGTGATTTTAACAGTTTACGATCAGTCAGGCACTGGCTATGTACTAGACCTTTATGGTCAAGATACCATCTCCATGAATTTCAACTTTAATAGCATCACTACTCTAGAAAGTGGTGATGTTTATAGTCAGGAGTTCCGCATACCAGCTACACAAAACAACTGCAATCTATTTGGTCTCCAAAGCGATTTCAATATAGTATCAACTAATGACATCAAGAGGAAGTTCAAAGCTATTTTGACAGTGGATACTGTGCCAATCGCTGAGGGTTTTGTGCAGTTCAAAAAGTCATTTATCAAATACAACAAGATGTCTGACTTTTCAATAGTGTTCTTTGGGGATGCTGTTGATCTAGGTACTAATCTCAAAGATATTGATTTTAGTGTACTTGATTTCACAGACCTTGAGCATGGTGTTGACTTTACTAATTGTAGGAGGGTAAACAATGGAGGTGTAATTGGCACCAATGACTACAGTGATCACAAGCTTTTGTGGGCATTGATAGATAGGGGTCAGCAGTTTATGTCTTATCCATCTAATCTGACCGGTACTTATGTAGATGCACCCTATTCTTATGGGTTTGGACCAACTGCATTTTTTCAGCCTGACAATATGATCAATGCACAGGACTTAACTCCATGCATAAAGCTGAAATATCTAGTAGATAAGATTAGTGACTATTTATCAAGTCAGAACAAAAGGAGAATACAACTAAGCACTGAGCTAACTACTCAGCTGAATAAGATGTGCATGCCATTTATTGGTGCTGATGGCTTTATCAAGTACCATGACAACGGTGCCAATAACATACAGTTTAAGGCTTATCAGACAGCTGATGAGACACTAAGCTGGTCAGTGTTGAGTGGTAGTACTTATATTGCACCCACACTAGGAGCATACAGTGAGCAGATAGACATAGGCAGCAATTTTGATGCACTCACCAACACATACACTATACCCAATACTGGCTATTATCAGTTCTCATTTAGAGGTACAGTGAGATGTGAGATAAGTGCTGTGCCTGGTTTCTTATACCCACCTCAAACAACTGTAGTACCAGCATTTTTGGTGGATGGGGTTAGTTTAATAGCAGGATGGAATCTGCAAATGAGTGGTACCATCAATACAGGTGGACCTAATCTTGACAGCGGAACTGCTGACTATCCAATAGAGGCTAGATTGAATGCAATACCTCTAGGTGATTTTAGTGGAGTGGGTGGAGATACAGCTATAGGTTTCACAACTTATACAGTGGCAGGTCTGCCAATACAGAATCAAGAGCTCACAGTACAAGCTTTCAATAATGACCCACAAATAACCGGTAATAATAGTTATTGGTTTACAGCAGGACAAACCATACAGCCTTGCTTTGCTGCTTTTGGTGACCCAACAGATGGAGGTGCAAGAAAAATCATTTGCAGATGTACTAGCTTTGATTTTCAAAGAGTACAAATAGCACTAGCTACTCCATTTAGTGCTATTCAAATGGCACCACAAAACTATCAGCTACTTGATTTCCTACGCGATGTCATGAAGCTGACCAACTCAGTAGCCATTCCTAATTACTCCAATTACGGGGTAATTGATATAATGACCATGAATGAGTACTTGACCGGTGGAGGCATTGTTGATTGGACAATCAAGCTAGATGAAAATGCAGAGATGACTATCATTCCATCATCAGAGTACCAAACAAGAAAGCAAGTGTTCACATACAGCGAGGGAAGTGATGTAGCTAATCAGGCATATAAGACAGTGGGCAGATTGTTTGGAGCACTAGACTTGTATGACACTCAGAGTGATTTTACTACGGGAGAAAATACGGTGCAGCTAGAGGCTTGTCCTACTCCCAATCAGATGCTGAACAATCACACTACTTGGCATCTACCAAAGTTTGTAGATAATGACTACCAATTTGTCACACCAGGTGCAAGATTTTTGTATTTCAATTTTGATGATATGTTCCATATCAATCCGGAAGGTGGAATCATTATTAGTGGACCTGATGGTATGGAAGTTCCTTTTGTTGGGCAGTATGATACATTGCTGCCTGACCTCAGCAGTGAGGACTTGAATTTCTCTCAGGAGATACCCATGCATCCCATCATCTCAGCTCCTGCAAATACTAGATTTTTGAAGTACTACAACAATTATCTGCAAGAGCTATACAGCCCGGAAAGCAAGGTACTCACAGCGCAATTCAATTTAGATGTGACTGACATTCTCAATCTGCAATTCAATGACAGCATCTTTCTTTTCAATTCATACTGGAGAGTACTGGCTGTGGATAGTTACAACATGGGAATGAATCAGAGCACAACAGTGACATTGATTAAAAAGCTCAGCACAGTGGAGCTGCCCAATGTCTGTACAGATACAGCTATAGCAATACTAAAAGATGGCTCAGTAGATTGGATGAATGGAGGTAGTCAGATTTGCTGTGAGCAGATAGGGTACTATTGGGATGCGTCAGTAAGCAAATGCTATCGCAGTCAGAATCAGGGAGGACTAAAGCCTAGACCTACATCACCCCTAAGTGCAGTAAAGGGAGGATTTGACTCTCTATTCAATGGAGCTTCAATAAAAAAAGACCCATCAGCTACCGGTACTATAGTGGTGGGTGATAAATTGACAGTAACTGGAGAAGCTCGCAATAGCATAGTAGGTGGCTCAGATTTATTGGTACAAAACAAAGGTATTTGGTATGGGGGTGGCAATGACACTCAGTTCAAGAATCAGAGTGCAACTGGTATCATGACATGGTTTGGCAAGGACACATTTTCTAGCGCATTGACTGAGGGCATTGTTGGTCAGTTTAGAACATTGCCTAACTCAGTTTATGCAGTCACTGTGACATTCATAGCTACTACATGGGTATCACATACACCAGCCTGGCATCCTGACAAGATATACAGCATACAGACATACTCAATTATCACCAATATAGGTGGAACTGCTACCGGTGATATTCCACACAATAGGATAATAGATGTAGATCCCGGTGCAATAGGTCCAATGGAGCTTTTGTGGAGAACAGATACCACCAATCCTGAAGTGGTTAATCTGTATGTAAGGAATCTCAATGGCACCTATCCAACAGACGAAATATATTGGACAGCTCAGGTGAATGTAACTCAAAACGGATCAGAATGACAATAGAGAAGATAGACCCTGCACACATAGCAGAGGCATTGGCACTACTACAACAGAAACTACCAACGGAATCTGAGGTGGGTAGTATCGCCAAAGGTAAGTACAAGAATAAGATGAGCAGGTACATCACTAAGTTCATCAACTATTCAATCGTGATTATACTAATAAGTACAATACTAAGTGCAATAATATGGCTGATGAAATAGTATCCGGTTTAAGAGGAATAAAGAACGAGCTGAAACAAGTCCAGGACCGCATGGTCGGACTAAGTGCAGGCTCTGATGAGTTTGTCAAGTTATCCCAAAAAGCTGGAGAGCTTAGGGATAGGATGAAAGATGTAAAGGAAGCAGTCAACTCAAATGCTGGTCCTGCTATTGAATCTTTTGGAAACAATTTAGGTATAGCTCAGGGACAACTCATGAGCTTAGATCTTGAAGGTTTTGGAGACTCAATGAAACGGATGGCAGGAAATGTCAAAGCTGTTGATTTTAAGTCATTCAAAGATGGCTTATCTAGCATAGGTGATGGCCTAGCAAGTTTAGGTAGATCATTGTTGTCAAATCCAATTTTTTGGATAGCTGGAGCCATTGCTGGAGCAGTCGCTGCTATCAATTATTTCAATGATCAAGAGCAGGATAGGATCAAAAGAATTGAAGAACAGAGGCAAAGAGATCTAGCGAACTATAAAAAAGACAATGAATTAAGAATCATCCAGGCGAATGGCTCAGCAGAGCAAATCTATAAAATTCGCATGGAGGAACTTAACAGAGAGATGTTGTATCATGCAGCTATCCTGAAAGTAGCTAAGGAGTCACATGATCAAAAGATAGCTCTGAGTGATACATGGAAAGCAAAAGAGGCAGAATCTCAACAGAAATACAATGATCTAAGGGTTGAGATGGAAAAACTGACGCAGGAAAGATTGAATGCGTTAAGTGCAAAAAGAGTAGAGCTAGATAAGCAGTATAGTCTTATAGGATTGACCGAAAGACAAAAGACCTATAAGCTTATTCAAGATGAATACAATGAAGCTTTAAGACAATTAGGTATATTGGGAGCAAGTGCTGAGGACATCCAAAAATTGAATGAAGTTTACAGAGAGAAAAGGAGAAAGATTGATGAGGCTTATGCTAAAGAAGATGAAGCTAAAGCTAAAGAAAATAAGGATAAAGAGGAAAAAGCACAGAAAGAGAAAATAGATAGGAGAAAAGCACTGTCAGATTTCAATGCTAATCAAGATGCCGAAGATTATCAAATGGCTCTTGAGCAGACTGAGCAGATGAGTAAGCTAGGTCAAGACTTGACTGATCAAGAGAGGGAGAGAGCTATAGAAAAAACTGAGATTGCTAAGACTGCTTATGAGCTACTTGATGGATATGATAAGGTATTTGTCAGTCAGCAATTACAAAGAGCAGATGAAGCTAGTCAAAAGCAGATTGAACTAGAGAGAAAGGTACAGCAATCAAAATTAGAGATAGCTGTACAATATCTGAATGCAGCACAAAGCTTGACAGATGCCATGACTACAAGTGGACTGATTAGTGCTGAGAAAGCTTTCAAAATAAGCAAGGCACTAAGTATCACTCAGACAACTATCAGCACAATCATGGGGGTACAGAATGCATTGAATGCAGTGAGCACTGTACCAGAGCCTTTTGGTATGGCTCTCAAAGTTGCTAATGCTGTGGCTATTGGAGCAGCAGGAGCTGCTAGTATTGCTAAGATTGCAGCTTCACAATTCAATCCAGGTGGAGGAGGTGGAGGTGGAGGACTTGATACACCAACAATGCCATCCCCATCAGGCGGAGGAGCAATGTCAGCACCTACATCACAATCACCATCAGCTCTCAATCTTTCTTTCTTGCAGGGCAATGTCAATGCTGCACCATTGCAGACCTATGTACTAGCAGGGCAAGTTAGCAATGCACAGCAAGCTGAGTTCAAAATAAAAAACACCGCATCTATACTAGGAGGAGGATAACACTATGGAAGATACTAAAAAGAAAATGAAGATCATTGAGTATGTAATCAATGAGGATGACCAAAAGACTGGAGTCTATTGCATGTCATTGGTAGAGAATCCTGCCATCATGGTGAACTGGATAGCACTCTCAGCTCAAGAGAAAGTAGAGGAACTAAAGTTCGCAGCAGTGGAGAGTGGTGAGCAGCGCATGTTGTATGGTCCCGTAATGATACCAGACCAACTTATCTACCGCTACAATGACAAGACTAAAGAGGAGTGGATGGCTACCTATAAAGCTGAGACCATTAAGACAATAGCTCAGAAGTATATGAGAAATTCCATGCACCAATATACTAACTTAGAACATGCTGTACCGGTGCAAGGGGTGAACATTGTAGAGACATGGATACAGACAGATGCCACTAAAGATAAGTCAGCAGCATTGGGTTTCACTACTCCTCCCGGTACCTGGTATATTGGTGGCCATGTGGAAGATGATGGATTGTGGCAAGATGTCAAGAATGGAGTGTTTAAGGGATGGTCATTAGAGGGGTATTTCCTAGAGAATGAGGAGAAGATGATGGAGGAGTATGAGGTAGAAAGAATCTTAGATGAGATGATTGAAGAGTTGAACATACTTGAGCACCCATGAGAGAACTGATGAAAAAGCTAATCAGTGCAGATGATCCAATGAGCTCCAAAAGATTTGCAGCTCTTATCTGTACTGCCACTGTCATAAGTCTTGCATTTATTGCAACTGTTACAGATAAGGACAAAATCTGTCCTGAATTTATGTATGATGCACTGTGCTTAATAGCAGGAGGTGGACTAGGCTTGTCAGTGATAGAGAAGATATTTGAAAAAAGGAAATAAGAAAATATACTATTGATTATGGAAGTAAAAGACCGCATTTATCAAATCATGGCAAAGGCTCAAGAAAAGCTTTCTGCTCATGGTATCAAGTTATCAGTAGATGAAACTGCTGAGGTAACAAAAGAGGAGACCGCTGAGGCTCTTAAATTCATGGTTGAAACAGCACTAGAGGATGGCACTATCGTTTTCACACCGGCTGAAAGCTGGGATCTTGGGGTTGAAATTTACACTAAGGATGTTGATGGCAATCCTGTGGCTGTTGCTGACGGTGACTATATTGTGGCCGATGGCACTGTCCTATCAGTACTTGAGGGCAAGGTATCAGCTATTACTCCTAAAGCTGAGGATGAAGTAGAAGTAGAGGTAACAGTAGAAGCTGAGCAAGCAGAACAAGCTGAGGTACTTACTAAGCAGTATGTAGATGATGCATTGACAGCACTCACTGAGCAGTTCAATAACTTGAAAGCTGAGTTTGAAAAAATCGTAAGCTCTAAAGAGATTGAGATGGCTGAGGTAAGCAAGGAGCTTGACACTGTGAAAGCTGCTTATACTGCTCTATCAACTCAAGCTGCCGCTGTATCTGTTAAGCAGACAGCAGTTAAGAAAGAAATCAAGCCTATGGTTCAGTACACAAATGCTGCTGACAGAATCAAGGCAATAATCGCAAATAAATAATTTTTAATAAAAGAAAAAAATGGCAAGTAATTTAACCATCTCTGCAAGCTCTTATGCTGGGGAATTAGCTTTACCCTACATCAGTGCTGCTCTTTTGACTGGAGACACCATCGCTAACCGCTATGTAACGGTCAAAGAAAATGTAAAGTTCAAAGCTGTATTGAAGAAATTAGCAAGCGCAAATCTAGTAAAGGCTGCAAGCTGTAATTTTGACAATAGCACATCTACCTTGACTTTGTCAGAGGCTGTATTGCAAGTGACTGACTTGATGACTAACATCGAAGTATGTAAAGCTGATTTTGCTCGTGACTGGGAAGCTATGCAGACCGGTAGAGGTTTCATCAACGATGTTATCCCTGCTAACTTTGCTGACTTTTTATTGACTTACTTAGCTGGCAAAGTCTCTGAGCAGATTGAGTTCAACTTATGGCAAGGTAATTTCTCCGGAGCTATCGGTGGATCTAGTGGATACACTTCTTTTGATGGCTTGATGAAAAAGCTACAAGATGCATTCACTACATCTCCGAGCTACAACATTGCTTCTGCTTTGACTCCTGCAGGTGCCGGTGGTACTACTGCAATCATGACCGCTATTGACGCTACTGTAGCAGCAATTCCTGCCGGTATCATGGGATCTCCTAACACTAAGTGCTACATGAGTCGCAAGACCTTCCAGGTTTACATGCAAGCTTGTATGGCAGCTGGTACCGGTGGTCCATTGCAACCTGCTGACAACAGCATCTTGAGACAAGTTTATGGATATGAGATTTATGTATGTCCTGGCTTCCCTAACGATTGTTTGTTGTTTGCTCAGCCTGAGAACTTGTTTGTAGGTACTGACTTGGTATCTGATCAGAACGAAGTTAAGGTAGTAGATATGAGCTTGACTGATGCCTCTGATAATGTCCGCATGGCTATGAGATACCGTTTTGGTACTCAGGTTGGTTTCACATCAGATGTAGCTGTAGCTTACTAAGATTATCAAATCTAACATAAAAAGGGGCGGGGTATTTGGCTCCGCCTTTTTTATAGATATTAACTAATAAAAAAATATAAAGCCATGTCATGTCTAGCAACAGCGGGATTTTTAGTAGATTGTAAGTCAACGATTGGTGGTATTAAGGCCTTTTGGATTGGTCCTTATGCAACAATCAGCAATGCAGCTACAATAGATCCAACAACACAATTAATAACAGCTTTACCAGCAGCAACTTGGGAGACCTACAACATGAAACCTCATGTCGGTAACTTTGTGGAGGCTGCCACTGTATCAAAAGAGAATAACACTATTTTCTACACACAGACCTTAACTGCTCAATTCACTAAATTGACTGCAGCTCGCAGATTACAGATTGACACTTTTTCAAGAGGTCGCCACATCATCATCGTACAAGACAACAATGACAACTATTGGTTGATGGGATATAAGGATGGTGCAGAGGTAGCTACTGAGTCAACTGAGACTGGTACTGCTAAGGGGGATGTCAATGGGTACAAAATTACATTCACTGCAGAGGAAGCTGCAAAAGCTTACCGCCTAGCTGACTCTATCGTGAGTGACTTTGATGGTACAATAGACGCACCTACTCTCTAAAATAGCAGATGCTATTTGTTGAAACTAATACAGCCAATCAGACAGCTTACCTCTCTTTGAAAGAGGGGGAGCTGATCTTGGCTGCTACTTATACTCACTACCTGGTTAAGCTAGTGCATGCCAATACCGGGCAAGAGTATTTTTTCATACCAAAAGTCCTGAGTGAAAATGAGAGAGCTAGTCTCTTGGAATTTGACACTAATGTCAATGATCCTCTAAACAACGGTATCTTATTGACTGAGCCAGGCAGATATGCCTATAGTATTTATGCACAAAACAGTGGAACTAACTTAGATCCATCACTATCTTTGGGACTGATAGATGAAGGTTTCATGGAGGCAACTTGGGGAGTGACCTACTATCAGACACCGAGCTTTACAACACCATCAGACTACATATACAATGGACAATAATCTGACTAATTTAGCATTTGCTAAATACATCAAAGTAGAGGAAGTAGAGAAAGAGACCACAAAGGGATGGGTTGAATGGGGTGATGGGAATGCAATGCCAAATTATTTGATAGACCTCTATCAGAGTTCACCCGTTCATGGTAGTCTAGTGAATAGCATTTCATTCATGATAGCCGGTAAAGGTTTCAAGAGTGAGAATCCAGCAAGCCAGGTGGAGATGGCAAAGCTTGAGCTTGATAGTATTTTAGGCTCTACAGCTTTAGACTTAAAATTGCAGGGGGGAGTTTATTGGGAGGTCATCTATAGCATGGACCATACTCGTATTGTCAAGGTCAATCATTTGCCCTATGAAAATGTGAGATTGGCTATGAGTGACAGTGAGGATGAAGTAGTGGGAGTGTGGTATAGCAGAGACTGGATGGACATCAGAAAGCAAAAGAACAAGCCTGAATATGTACCTCTTTTCAATCCCGAAGATCCATCACCTAGACAAGTCCTTTTTTTCCATCTGCATAGTGTGGGATCAATGTACTATCCTCGTCCCGACTACATCAGTAGTAAAGATTGGATTGAACTAACCAGGCACATCAGTGAGTACCATGTGAACAATATCCTCAATGGTTTCTTTCCATCGTTTCACATCAACTTTGCCAATGGTGAGCCATCACCTGAAGCTCAGAGAATGATCAGTAGAGAAATTGAAAGGAATCTATCCGGAACTCACAACGCTGGAAAGTTTCTTATTACTTTCACTAAAAATAAGGAGGAAGCTCCCAACATTCAAGCCTTTCCAATTACTGATGCTGACAAGCAGTATGAGTACCTCTCCAAAGAGGCTACATCACAGATCATTGTAGCGCATAGAGTGACATCACCTCTTCTCATGGGAGTGAGAACTGATGGCAATGGATTGGGTTCTAATACAGATGAGATAAAGGCTGCGCTTTATGTATTCACTAAGCAAGTTATTGAGCCATTTCAGCGCATCATAACGACTGCAGTGGAGGAGATATTGGCATTCAATGGAGTGCCATCACAAGTAATTATTGAAAAGAATGACATCATTGAGATTGCTCAAGAGGCAGGAGCAGTGAGTGGACCAGCAGAAACTGCAGCAGCTCCTATAGATGTAGCTAGTCAAGCATTGAATGGTGCTCAGATTGCATCCTTGCTTGAGATTATAGTACAGACTACAGCCAATGTATTGACAGTACCATCTGCTAAAGCTATTACTTTGGCATCTTTCCCAATGTTATCGCCTGAGCAAATCAATAGCATATTTGATAACTTATCATCTACTCCTATCAATCCGGCTACTGTACTCAGCTCTATAAAAAAAAAAGATGATGCAGCTTTGATGTGCTGCTCTGCTGAACAGCAAGATTTTACTGACGAGCAAGGCAAGGTATTCATTGAACAGCTAAAAGAAAAAGCTGAGTACATCAATGATGAGTGGGAGTTACTCAGTGAGGAAGATGTCACAGATGTAGATGCAGAATCAGAGTTTGTACTGCAGTGCCAATCACTAGATAGTTATGCTAAAGGTGATGAGTCAGCTAGAAGTCAATGGGGTGACAGTGGACTATACAAGCTGCGCTATGCATACAGTCAAAATCTATCAGCTAACAGCAGAGATTTTTGCATAGAGATGGTAGGTATGAGCAAGGCAGGGGCAGTATTCAAGTATGAGGATATACAAAGAATGAGTGATGCTGGAGTCAATGGTGAGTTTGCACCGGAAGGGCAGTCAACTTACGACATCTTCCGCTTCGTCGGGGGGGCCTATTGCCATCATGTATGGAAGCGTCAGATATACTTTAGGAAACAAGAGAAAGGAAGATTTTTGCCTAACAAAGGGCTTGACAATGATAAGAGAGTGGGGAATGTGCCTTATGTGAAGCCAAAAGGAATAGAGGGAATAGCACCAATAAACAGACCAGGAAGAGGATCACTAAAATACAGTTAAAATCATGGCAGTACTACCGGAAATACTTTTGATTGATGAGACATTCATCAAGAAATACACAGCAATCAATGACAGTGTTGACACTGCTATCATCAGACCATGCATCTACTTAGCTCAAGACAAGTATTTGGTCAACTTTCTCGGCACTGATTTGACTAATAAGCTGAAAACAGATGCACAAAATCAGACCTTAGCTGGTGACTATGAGACACTCTTAGACCAATATGTAAGAAAGATGCTAGTGTGGTGGACCATGATTGAGCTCTATCCCTTACTTGTCTATAAGCATGACAATGGAAACATAGTCAGCAGAGATAGTGAGAATGCCAATAGCATCAGTGAGACTGAATTGCACAAGCTAATGGAGGCAGCAAAGGACAATGCAAGGTACTATACACAAAGGATGCTAGACTACATCAGACAAAATGTAGCTTTGTTTCCTGAATATAGCAGCAATGTATCACCTGATCAGTCACCATATACGCAGATATACACACAGACAGGACTGAACTATTCGCAAGGCTTAAAACAATCAACACTAAGATGGTCAATAAGAGACTTTCTACCAGTCAGGTAGATAAACGGAAAGAGTACGAAATGAAAATGAAATCTTTCTACAACAAGATGATGAGTGACTTGAAAAAAAGAGAGGGCAATGGTAGCAAGTAACGATACACCTGGTACCATTGGTGCTATCACATCAATCAGCATGGCATCAGTAGCCAACTTAGAACAAGTAGAAATCATTGTGAAGATAATAGCTGGATTGATTGCCATTGTGGTCGGTATCATGACCATCATCTACTATCATAAAAAAATACAGAAGCTGAATGCTGACAATAAGTAATCTACAATGGCTTAAAGATAGCTTTGCTGTCAAGGGTTATCAGTGGGAGACATTTCATATTGTAGGTATCAGGACAAAGGACTACATACCAAATACCTTTTGTGATAATATCTTTTTGATTGATGGTGACAAAGCTTATTCTTTCCATGCGACAACTAGACCAGGCAAGCACTGGCTAAAAAATCTGCTCAATCCTAAAGGTACTGCTGTGCTATGCGAGGGGCAATATAGGAACACATGGAGACTAGGCAAGCATCAGAACAAATATGAAGCACTCGTGCAGACCTTACCGGTCAATGTATTTAGAGATGCTAACAGAGATGAGAAAGCTGATGCTGTTGGAGTGATTGATAGGGGAATGTTTGGGATAAACATACATAGAGCAAATGCTAACTTGATGAGTAAGCTAGTGGATAAGTGGAGTGCAGGATGCCAGGTGATAGCTGATCCATCAGATTTTAATTTTTTATTGAAAAAATGTAAGGATAGTGGGAAAGGAGTTTTCACTTATACCTTAATCAATGAGTAATAAAAAGCAGAACAGATTGCTAACTGAGGACTACTGTCGCAAGTATCCTGACATGCCAAATCTCACCTTAGCTAAACTACTAAAGAAAGAACATGGGCAGAGTTTTGATACCATAGAGACAGCTAGATCACTTGTAAGAGTGGTCAGAGGACTTGCCGGTGGATACAAAAAAAACAATACAAAAGACAAAAGCTTATTTATTCCACAATCACCCTATTTCACACTGCCCAAATCAGCTATTGTCAAGAGACAGCCGGTAAGCATAAAGGGTGATAAGGTGCTATTGCTCAAAGATATTCACTTCCCCTACCATGATGAGGAAGCTTTGTCTATTGCTTTGAACTATGGCATAGAGAAAGGCTGTGATACACTGTACTTGAATGGTGACATCATGGACTGCCATACACTCTCAAGATGGGAGAATGATCCCGAAGCTAGGTCATTCAGTCAAGAACTTGAGACAGTGAGGTCATTTCTCAAGATGATAACTCCCTATTTCAAAAAAGTGTACTACAAAGAGGGCAATCATGAGGAGAGATATTGGAGATACTTGTCATCCCATGCACCGGAACTAGTAGAGATAGAGGCATTCAATCTGCAGTCACTATTGTGGCTAGAGCAGTATGGAGTGGAGTGGATTGAAGGTAGGACATTTGCTAAATTCAACACACTGAATGTGGTGCATGGACATGAGTTTGGACAGAATGTATTCTCTCCGGTAAACATTGCTAGAGGTCTGTACTTGAGAGCTAAGAGTCATGCAATCTGTGGCCATTGGCATCAGACATCAGAGCACAATGAAAAGGACTTGAATGGAAAGATCATCACTACTTGGTCAGTAGGTTGCTTATGTGACTTATCACCACGCTATAGGCCAGCTAATCAGTGGAATCATGGCTTTGCCATACTGCACAGAGATGGTAAGCATTTCCATGTAGAAAACAAAAAGATCTATGAGGGCAAAGTATATTGATGCCATGATCATGATAAGCATTGCACTGCTTTTACTCATAGCAGTGACCATGCAAATCCGCTACAGACAAAAGGTGAAAGTAGTCACAGTCAGACATGACTCCATCCAAAAAGTAATAGAGGCAAGAATTGACACGATTGTCAAAACAAGAGTAAAAATCAAAGAAATCTACCATGAAAAGATTGACACTATTTACCTTTATGATAGCATTGCCATTGATAGCAGCTACACAAAAGCTATCAAAAGACTCCGCGAGCTTGAGAAAGCTGGATACTTTAAGGATTGAAAGGAGGCTTGTGGTAATGGGAGTGACTAGGATGGAATATCTGCAGGCAGACAATCACAATCTAAGTCTGTTAAATCAGTCATTATTAGAAAAGAATACATATAATGAGTCATATATAGGACAAATTGAGGACAGTTTGCGCCATATAGAGGGATTGAATGGGGAATTAAATGAGGGATTGGTGAGGGAAAAAAGTAGGAAGAGAGGTTGGAGGAATTTGGCACTATTTGAAGGTGGTATATTGGTCATCATTTTAGCTCTCATCCTATGAATAACACATACATAAAGATGGGTCTATACAAGCCATGCATATTTATCTCACCTGATGATGATGATGATGGAGACTTGCTCAGTGCCACTGTCTATATTGATGAGGAAAAGGTGCAGATACTGAATGAAAATGGAGAGTTCATAGCTCAGTTTTTTTATGAAGAGCTAAGAGGCATGATGGCTGTCATGGCAGCGCATCAAGAAAAGCAATCAATCAGGATCTCTGCAATAGCTAAAAAGAACTAGACAGCTATTCCACCAATAAAGTACTTACCATCTTTCTTGTTGACTTCAAAGTAGGCACGCATCATGATGCTATCAGCAATGTCCGGAGATAGTCCTCCAGCTTTCGCTGCGATTGTTTCCTTATCAGTTACCATCAGCTTACCATCACTGCCTACATTGGCTCTCCTGACTAGCTCTAGTTCCTTTGTTATTTGATCCTTATACTTAGCATTGAATGTGATCTCATTCTTGTCTATCATATCCCCTAGCTTAAAGTAGCAGTCAGCTTTCAGATTTTTGTAGTTAGGTCGGAAAGCTTTTGAGCCATTGACAAATCCTGGACAACGGAGATAGTCAACTGCTCCTCCTCCAATGCCATCCTCATCACAGATCACATTGCTAAGCCTCACCTGGTACTCATCCATCAATCTCTTGATGATGTCAACTATCTCATTCACTCTCTTATGCAGATGCATTTCCATTCTTTCCAGGTGCAGACCATTCCACACACAAATCACCGTTCTGTCTTTACCCATGCGCGCAATATCCGCAGTGATGTAGCAATCGGTCAGACTGTCTGACTTATCTCTAAAACATCTCAGCAACTCAGCATAGGAGTACAGTCTATCATCACTACTATCAAAATCCCAATCACCCAACAGTAGTCTTTTTCTATCAACTTCCGGCAATGAGTTAAGGATGCCCATGTAGGACTCTGGCAGCATGTAATTATCTGCAGATAGTGATTGAATAAATGCTTTGTCAGGACTCAATCTACCTTCCCGGTGGGGATGGTAGAACTCATTGTATAGATAGCCCTTAGATGGGTTGCATGTCATTAGTAGTTTTGGCACAAGGTCATATTCATTCAGCTTGTATCTGATACGCGATAGCACAGTAGTGATAGCTCTCTCATGAACTTCCGCTGCCTCATCTATAAATGCATCAGTCAGCTCTAGTCCACCTAAGTCTTGGTAGTGTGGATCTGATGGCTTGTAAGCTAAATCTGCAAGCACTATTTGACTGTCATTGTAAAAGGTGATAGTATTGCTCTGCTGATTATAGTTGTAGTGGTTATGAGGCTGTAGTCCCATCAGTCTAGTGGTCTCAAAGAATGAGGCTATTGTGGTCTTTTTTAGTGTATCTAGTTTGGACCTACCAATGAGTGACTTGGTGCCAGGATATTTGAGCCTCCTTTGTATCTGCCATATACAGCCTAGCCTGGTCTTGCCACCTCCTGCAGCTCCACCATACAAAATCATGTTAGCTGGGTGATTGTTCCTCAGATAGATCAGTGCCTCCTTTTGCTTGTCTAGTAGTTCCACATCAATCTATTTTGATTTGATTTTCATGCAGAATGTCATGGAACTTTCCACGCAATTTATCTAGGGCATCTAATTGCTCAGGGTCATAGTTCTCACTGTTGTACTTGATCTGCCTCCTCATCTCTTGATCAAATTCCCACAGCGCGATATAGACAGCATTGAGATTAGTGAACTTCTTATGAGCTTCAATATCGTCTGGCTCATCCAGGTTGAACTCAATGATTGCTTTCATCTTGACCTCCGTAATTTTTTTTCATATAACTTCTTATGCAGTCAATTTCCACAGCACTATCTCTATGGTACATTGCTACCTCCTCAATCTGTTCTCGTTCCATTTGTAGTGCTTTTTGTTCTAATTTATAGAGCAAATCACATACTTCCTCACGATGTAGGCAATGAGATAATTCATCATATAGCCATTGTACTGCTGTCTGTTTTTTGTCGCTCATATTTTCTGTTTTTTGATTATCAAAAGAGTTTGTGTATCACCAATTATTGACACTAAATTGAGTTTGCTGCCAATTATTTGTGTTTGAACTTTGGTAGATTCAATTCTTTGATTTGTTTTTTATTTCCAATGATGTCACATACTACCCACCAATCTTCACCTTTATTCATCTCAGCCATTAGGCTACAGCCATACTCATCATTGCACAATGAGAATAGGTGAAAGTTAGGATCATCAGAATATGATTTCACCCATGAAATGCTGAGCAACTGCTCTAAATTTAAGAACTCATTTTGCATTGATTCGCATGATGAGTAATTAGCTATATGCTGTACTGCTTTCATAACTCTTTCAGATATTTCTTTACCCTAGTCCAATACTTGACAGCTTGTTGCTCTCCAACTTTATCCTCCACTGGAGCTGCTATGATTCTGTCTATAGCTAGTGCCACTGACTCCTTTACTCTATCTCTTGTCAGTCCATTCAGTTCCATTTCTTTGACTACAGCTAGTGCATGTTTCAGCATGAATTTAGCTTGTGCTTTTGGGGTTGCTAGGAGCTTCATTTGTTGTATCTTTTATTCATTAGCTCTTGTGCATCAAATTCACGATACAACTGTCCCATTTCACAGCAGAGGTCAAAGTGGTCTCTCTCATCCACGATAAGCTTGTCAATCAGTTCCTCAATGTCTTGCAATGCTTGAACATATCCACTATTGTAGGTGTTTAGTGATCTGTTGAGTTTTGCTTGTATGAGATTTTCTATCTCATCCTTAAAGTTTTGTGCCGGTGTTTTCAT